GAGCCACCAATTAATTTAAGAATACCACCGCCGGGACCACCACCGATAGCCCTTACAGCATTCAATAAAGGTCTCATGTCAAACACTGACACCAAAGATGTTCCAATGGTTTTCAACAAGTTGCCAACGTTGGATAAGAACTTACCTATCTTGTTTTCGGTAAAGAATGCAGTAATGGATTTACCGGCATTGACTAATCCTTGTGGCATGGTCAGCTTTGGTAACTTTCCTTTGAGATCATCAAGGAAAATAATTATGTCATAAATTCCTTCATATACCCTATAATACAGCTTGGACATTGCTTTGGTGATCCCACCAAGTATCTTTGGACCATCAAACTTACCAAGCGTTATGAATTTTATCAGATTGTTTACAATGCCTGCTACGTATCCTGATAGAGCAGCGCCTATACTTGCCAGTAGCCCAGTGATGCCTAATTTCTTAAAGAACCCACCCTCATCATCAGTATTACTAGAAACAGTTGGTGTACCATCTTCTTCTGTGTTTACTGGAGTTACGAATCCCTTGGCCTGTGCTTCCTTTAACCTTTCAGCTTCTGCCCGGCGGGCAGCCTTTTGATCTTTTTGTTGCTCTATGAACCGTTCGCGTTCATCGTCCATATACTGATAGAAGCCATCCCTAAGCTGAGAAAGAGTCATGTGTATGGTCTCTAACCATATAAGCTGAGTGCCTTGATTAACAGCATCTATAGTAAGAGCTATTTGTCTGTTTTCAAGATTCTCTTCTTTGATTGTGTCGATTAGTTCTTGTATGTTACTCATTGCTTATTCTCTAACCTTTGTTTTTCTTCTTCTAGGTAAGCTATCAGGTACGCAACATATATTTGTCTCTCAAACGGTATCATGTTCTCTAGATCGTTCAAACTATACTTATGGTGCTGCATCAAAGAAAAGTTAACATTATAATGATTAGCAAGCGAATCATAGCCGAACGCTATGTAAAAAAACTGTTGAGGCCCTCCACAGTCACTTTCTCGTCTTTACCACACTTAGTACACTTCCATTCTATGTCATGACTTAGTTTAGGTACATCTGTAAAAAACTTTTGTAGTCTACTAAATTGCTGTTGGTTCAATCCTTCAATGAACTGCTTAATCTCATCGCTGGTAAACGAATCGTATACGTTCTCATGATCGTAGATACAAACAACACAATCACTAATTAGTTTAAGCACACTGTCAAAATCCAAATCACCTTCTGCCAATGACGAGTGTTGAATGCCAGGATGCTTCATCTGGATGCCAACAGTATCTGTTAGCTCAATCTTGTCACTGTAGTCCTCTGGAAACTTAATCTCGATATTGTCAATGTCAATTGATATCTCTGTTGCATGCTTGCACTCACTATCAAGATTAGAGTGTCTAACCTTCAAGTCGATGCTCTCTCCAACAGACTTGCCTCTCAGCTTTAGAAACAAGTACTCGATGTCATACATTGCTAGCTTAGATACATCAAAGTTATCAGAGAGAACACATGCACCAATGATATTTTGTACTGCATTGGTCATCTCTCTCGTATCACCACCCTGAAGTGCCATGAACAATACTTTCTCTTCCTTTACCAAGAAAGGACGAAACTTAATCCTTTGCTTGGATGATGGAACGGTCGTTTCAAACTCAGGGGTGTTCAATAAAGGTAAAGTCATAATTTATTTCCTCATTATGATTCTGTAAAATAACGATACTGTAACGATACCGTAAATAGCAAAAGCTCACTCGCTTGGTAGCTGTAGCTAATCTCTCCTACGTTACGAGGATATACTTCTCGTAACTTTATTTCGTGTGTCTTTGAACCAGTTTCATCGTATTGCTTGATAGTTACATCTTTAACGTAGTCTTTGTAGTAACCGGCATTAAATGCTCTCTCAGTAGCAAAGCCACTGCCTGTCCTGTGTGGACCAACTACTTTATCTTGCCACTCAGTAAAAAACTTACGCTCAGTGTGATCAGGACTGCAATAAATCTGAGCACTTATAGGTGAGAACTGAGCACCATAACCAATTTCTTGAGCTGCTCCATATACACCAGATGCAGTAGACATGATAGCTCTACCAGGAGCAGTGACACTAATTGTTCTAAATGTGATCTGCTGATTACCATCGATGATCATTTCGTAGTGTGACGTTCTCGCAACACCACGCTTCAGATCGCCTCTAATCTCGTCTAACCTAAAAGCCATTACTGTAGTGCTCCTAGTGAGTCTTTATGTATACGTGCAGCAGACGCCTTCTCAAACCGTTGTAGAGGAAGAAACAAAGCAATGTCCCACTCTACTGGTTCTATCTTGATGAACCTAGTCTTGACTTGGCTGGCAAGGTATCTTTTCATGGTAGGTTTGAACCCTTTGAATCTAGATGCACCTTTCAATATACTATAACTTAGACGTAACTTAGTCTTCTCATCATACCTTTGATCAGATACTGTCTTGTACAGAGCATCCATCAGTGCAGCTCGCTGCTGTAAGGGAAGATAGTGCATGTTAAGACCAACAAACCCACCTTCTGCTTCATCAACAGGTATTACCAGAGGGAACCTATCGTAGTATGGAAGAGTCTTCTTATGCTTAGGATCATATCCAAACAGAAACATGCCACCTACTTCTGGCTTAGCGACTACATTATCGCTACTAGAGATAAGTCTACCAGTAGTTGCTCTAGTGTTAGATGCTTTGTCTCTGAACCAGTCACGCGCTTGCTGAGTACGAGCTGGTATTTGTCCTGCTCTAGCACCCTGTGCGATGATTCTATCGAAAACGTATGCGACCATTAGATTCCTAGCTCTTTCTCTGTAACGATCTGGAACTTCCATCCACGATCTTTACAGTACTCCTTGGCGAACTGCCACTTGCTACTATTTATGCCGTAAGTAGCAACCTCATTGATATACTTTTTGGTCTTACGGCTGCGAACAGTAGGAGGTTGTGTTTGAGCGTATGGTTTAACTTCGATAAGTATAGTATCAGTAGCACCTCTAGCAGTGCGTACCTTGATTAGAAAGTCTGGATAATATCTATGTAAACGACCATCAATGGGTGATCTGTAAGGGATAACTACTTCTTCACTAGACCATTCCAGCACATTTGGGTTGTTATCACAATATACCATAAACATTCTTTCCCAACTGGACCGATAAATAATACAATCGGGATCACCTTTGTACTTGTTAGGATTGCGTGGTTTATAGTATCCCTTATGTGTTCTCATTAAACTATTTAGGCTGACATATGGCAGAAGATGTTGACAATACAACCGAGGCCTCAGAAGAAGATGCATTAGCATCTTTGACAACCGTATCGGCTGGTGGCAGCTTGAGATTCCCTGTAGAGATATCAGAGAACTATGTCACATTTACACCTCAGCCTCGTAACAGAGCAACGAAGAAGGATGGCGCTAAGGCAGATGGCGGTAGTGGAGGTATTACATTACCGATCCCATCTAATATGTCTACTGGGTACAATGCTCAGTATGATACCGGTACTGGCATTGGAGTACTTGGTGACTTCACTAGAGATAACATCAATGCTGGAACCGTACCTACCGCTGCAGAGGCTGGTCAAGCAGTAGCACAACAGATGGCTGCTATTGGATTACAGGCAAGTCCAGAAATACTTGCATTGCTTGGTGCTGGACTATCTGGTACTCCTATTGGAGCTGGTGTTGGTGCTGCACTTGGGAATATAGCTAGAGGAGCAGCTGTCGCAGCAGGTGTTGCTGCTAACCCACACCTCGCTGTTATCTTCACAGGCGTCAACTTTAGATCACACACATTCACATATAAGTTTAGTCCTCGTGATTCAGGTGAGTCTACCACTATCAAGAACATCATCAGGAGATTCAAGAAACATATGCATCCTGAGGTAGAAGGAGCAGCATTCTTTAAGTATCCAGATGAGTTTGCTATTGCGTTTAGTGGTAAGAACGAGAACTTCATGTTTAACTTTGGTACATCTGTCTTGTCAGACTTTCAAGTAAACTATAATCCAGATGGTGGAAGCTACTTCCACACAGATGGAGCTCCTGTGTCAGTTGGTATGCAGTTGACGTTCACAGAGATTGATATCCTTACCAAAGATCAAATTGCAAAGGGAAGATAATCATGGCGTACATGTTTAACAAATGGCCAACTGTTAGCTATGATCTAAAGAAGAATGGTAAGCCACTACAGCTAACCAACATCACACTGAGGTTTAAACTTAATGAGCTACTGATTGATAGAGTAGCTGTGATGTATCAGTATGATGTACAGGATGGAGAGCGAGCAGATATTATTGCTGAGAAGTATTACGGAGATGGTCAACTGGATTGGGTGATCTATCTGATCAACAACATTATCGATCCACAGTTCGATTGGCCATTAGATGATCGATCGTTTGATAGGTACATCCGTAACAAGTATGGAAGCAGAGAAAGTGCTAAGCAAACACATCACGCGTACGAAAAAATTTTGAGGGACGAGCAAATTTTATTTGACGGTACTGTTATAAATGAGAAGACTGTTATTATCGATAAGGAATCATATGATCTGACTGCTCCAGCCAATAGACGAGCAATAGATAAGTATACGTATGAGCTAGAACTTAACGAAGCGAACAAGCGAATTAAGATACTTGATCGTAAGTACTTGCCAGCTTTGATATCTACTTACGAAGCAGTGATCGAACAGGTATAATATGAGTCGTACATTTCATGAGAGCTATGGCTTAGACTATAAGTTAACTCTCACATCTCCCCTAGCTAACCAGCCAGTTATCCTCAATCTACTAGTAATTGAGCTTAATATGTATGAGGATATGTTTGGTCCTTTCATGCGTATGGAGATCATAATCAACGACTCGGTTGGATTGATTGATAAGTTCCCACTAGTTGGCGATGAAGAGCTAGAATTCAAGTACAAAAACCCTAATGACATAGAGCTCACTCAGAACTTTGTTGTCTATAAGGTATCAGGACGCACACAAATACGTAACAGAGCTCAAGTATACACTATACATGCTATCTCAAAGGAAGGGTTCAACAATACTCTCGAATACGTTTACAAGCCATTCATAGAGATGAAGCCACACGAGATAGTACAAGATGTATTCGACAATTACCTAAAGAAGGGCAAGAAGAACCTCATATCTCTCAATACTTCTAACAAGTATACTAGAGTAGCATCAGGACAGAACCCTTTAAAGCTAATCAATGAAGTATCGCTGGAAGCAAAGGGAGAAAAGTACGATAATCCATCATCATATATTTTTTGGGAGTCAGCTGATGATTTTTATTGGATGCCTGTTAGTTGGTTCTCGTCTTTAAAACCTAATTATGATTTTTTACTACAGACTCCAGTCAAGACTACACAATATGAAGCATCTGGACCTATAGGAAAGTACATAACAGGGATCAAGTTCCTAGACTCATTTGACAATATCGATCAGGCTCACAGAGGAGCCTACTACAATGAAGTCAATGTAATCGACCCAATCTTAAAGAGATTCAAGGTTCATCCGCTAAAAGAACCCGATAAGAAAAAATTTCAGTTCGATTACAAAAAAAATTGGGACGAATTAAAACACCTTCCAAATTCTGGTAAAAAATTTATTAGTGAGCAGGGAGAACTGGGAAAAGCGAAAAAAGCGTATTCTACCCATAGGAGAATGATTGTTTCCCAGATAGAAGAAGATAATGAGAACTATCCTGTAAACACGAATAAGTACTTTGAAACGATGAATCCAGTGAAGAAAGGTGATCAATTAAATGCTCCTAGGAAGAGAGAGACGTTTCTATCTAAGACAACACATGAGCTGACAAACCTGTACACTAACGTGATTGAGATAACTACTGCTGGTATTGCAGAGAACTATGTTGGGATGCTTTGTACCATATCAGTACCTCAGCCTACTCAGCTGGAGGCAGAAGAGAAGAAGTTCCTACTACTATACGGACAGAAGGCTACGTTCCTTGTTACTGCCATCAGACATCACTATGACATGGCCAATGATATGTACACTACCGTACTATCATGCGCGAAGGAATCGTTTGGTATTGAGCCTACGGGTGAGAACATTGACACGGATGGAATATCGTAATGAAAGTTAAACAAGAATTCTTTGGTTTCAATCCTGTGATGTGGATGGGAGTTGTTGAAGACAATGCAGATCCCTTGAAGCTAGGACGTCTTCGTGTTCGTATCTTTGGATGGCACAGTGGTTCGTTAAAGGAAGTTGACGGTGAGCCTGGTGTTAAGACTGAAGAGTTGCCATGGGCTCAAGTGATGCAGCCTGTCAATGCAGGACCTAATAGTGGTGTTGGTGGTCCCTTGACTGGTATTGTTAAAGGCACTTGGGTGATGGGTATGTTTCTTGATGGAGAGATTGCCCGTGAACCTCTAGTGATGGGTTCTATTGGTGGTATCCCTACTCAAGCTAACCCTAACCCTGATGGTGGTCCTCCTGTAGAAGGGTTCTATGATCCAGATGGTAATGTCAAAGGGTTCCCTAGAAAGACTGCAAGTTGGGATCTAGAAGAGCCAGATACTAACAGACTCGCTCGTAATGATAACGTCCAGGTGCATGGTGATGCAGCTGACTACGAACACAGCATCATTGATAAGAAGAAGAACAGGCAGCATAAGAGTCAGTATGGTAATGGCTACACAATTGAAGAGCCAGTACTTGATGGATGGAAAGAATTCAAGTCGAAGTATCCATTAAATAGAGTACTGGAGACTAAGTCAGGCCATATCTTTGAGATTGATGACACTCCTAAGTTCGAACGTATTCACATCTACCATAAGAATGGTAACTATATTGAGATCGGTGGTGCAGTAGGTGCCATGAATAGAATGGATAAGGTTGTTGGTGATCAGTTCACTATGATCGATGGTAATCACTACAAGAGTGTCCATGGTGATATAAATGTTGTTGGTAGACATTGTCAGCAGCTAAGTCAAACAACAGTGATAGAAGGGCGTACCGTTACATTGAAAGGTGGTGCTGTTGTACTTGCTACTAACAAAGTGCAGGTTGCTGGTAGTCTAGCAGTTGGTACTGGTGCTACCTGTAAGATTGTTGATATTAGAGGAAAGGTTTATGATGTTAAGAATGGTATTGTGGTATCAGCAACGGATGGATAATCATGCCTAGTATATTAGAGATACAACAAGATGCTCAGAAAGTCGTACGTTTTTCTACGCTAGGGCTCGAGACACTGAATGAACTAGAGCTTGACACGATCACATACAACATTGTTGATAAGGATGGCAATACCGTACGGTCGTATATAGGACGTGATAATAGACAGGCTGCTTATGATGATGCTGATAATAGCAACTTTGCTGAAGAAGAAGGAGCTCCCTTTCATGTAGAAGCAAAGTCCAATCTATCAGTTAATCCAGAGACCGGTGCTTTAGAGTTCGAAGTTGGAAGCCAAGTTGGCATTCTTTTTCCTACAGCTGAAATCAATGCAACTGCAGAGGAGCTTAAGAACTTAGTCGACTGTGAAGTGATCGAAGATATTATCAAGCGTGAAATAAAAGCGATGGTTGATTTGATCAAGACTAATACAGCAGCAGTATCAGACCTATCACCTTTCGAAGCACTAACCAACATCCCGTCTAATCCACTAAAGATTATATCGTGGGTGAAAAAGTTCGTGTCCATGTATATCGGTCCTCAGATACTTGCCCTAATCGATTGTGCCATCCAGCTAGCTCAGTTTGCACAAGCCATTCAAAACATCACTACAGCAGCTCAGGTTGCACAACAAAACGTTGCGTTGTGTGCTGCGTCTGCTCTAGACACGGCTCTAGATACTGTAATTGAGGAAGGGTTAGCAGCGTTAGGTACTACAGAAGAAGAGATTAACAATGCACTAACAACTATTAGCACGGTGCAGAGCAAGTTAAGTGGCATCACAGGTAAACCAGCCAAGTTTCAGACCGGTAGTATTGAGCAGCTGATAGAATCAGCAACGGCTGAGAACAGGGCAGGTTTTATATCAGACGTTAATGAGTATGCGACAGCATCATTGAGTGAATCAGAGGCAAGTCTTTCAGCAAACGCAGTGAGCTCGATAAGTACTTCTTTGTCTGGGGATAGCGCTTTCGCAACCAGTTCGCTAGCAAGTGCAGGTGCAGTAACAACACAGCAACAATTCACCGTGGATGGTACTACATTCACATTTGAGAACGGAATTTTAACAGCAGTAGCATAAGGAAAGTAAAATGAACACTAAAGATATGTTTGATCAGCACGTATCATCTTTGAATGCAGAGATGGAAAAATTTGAAGGTGGTAATAAGGCTGCGGGTACTAGAGCACGTAAAGCTCTATCAGAGATCGCTAAGTTATGTAAAGTTTTGCGTCAAGAGATACAAGACGCTAAGAACAGCGATAAATAATAGATCAACAATAATAATAACTGGGAGCTGAGATGGCGAGTGGTTCTTTAAACCCGCTTTTAAAGGAAGTCGTTTTCAGTGATGTCAATGTCACCTTTACGCCACATCCAGTTACTGGAAAGCTGCCCGTGCTTAAAAACGCGGATGCAGTAAAGCGCGCTGTACGTAACCTTATACTAACAAACCACGGTGAGCGTCCATACGACATGCTGTACGGAGGCAATATAAGGGCGATGCTGTTTGAGAATGCAGACGACCCTATCCTTCAAGACGAAATGGTTCGTATTATTACCAATACTATTAATAAGTATGAACCACGTGCTAAGGTCGATCGAGTCATAGTAGACGTGAAGCCTGATTCCAATACGCTGGTAGTAAAGATACGTTTCATGATTGTTAACCAACGATTCCCAGTAGACCTAGAAGTAGCAATAGAAAGAGTAAGGTAAATGGCTGCTAATAACGCATTACTAGTAACAGACATCAACTTTGATACGATCAAAGGCAATCTACAGGGCTACCTTTCTAGTCAGAGTGAGTTTCAGGACTATGACTTTGAAAGTAGCGGTATGCAGACTATTATTCAGCTGCTTGCTTATAACACGTATCAGAATGCGATCTATACTAACTTTGTTTCAAATGAGATGTTCTTAGACAGTGCTCTTATTAGAAACAATGTAGTAAGCCATGCTAAGCTGCTTGGGTTTACTCCTACTAGTGCTCGCGGTGCAGAAGCGACCTTATCTGTTACGGTTAATCCAGCAGGCTCTCCTGATACGGTAGTAGTACCTGCTAATACGACTTTCTCTAGTACAGTAGATGGCGTTTCCTATACATTCCAGTCTAAGGACACTACTACATTCACTCGTTCTGATGCAGGGGTGTATAATGCATCCATGGTAATAAGAGAAGGCGACCCTGTACAGGAATCATATACGGTAAGTTCCGTTGCACCTGTCAGATACATTCTTAATAACGAAAACAGCGATACTACTAGCTTAAAGGTATCAATACAGCAGAGTGTTTCTAATACAGCAGTACAGGTTTATAACCTTGCAGATGATATTACTACTATCAATGGTAATAGCGCAGTATACTTCTTGCAAGAGAATAACGATGGCGCATACGAGGTACAGTTTGGCGATAACATCCTGGGTAAGAAACCTTCTGATGGTAATATTGTTAAACTTAACTATAACGTAGTAAACGGCCCTACTCTAAACGGTGCTAGAACTTTTAACGGTCCTGCCACCCTTGCTGGTAATAGTTCTTATACTATTGTTACTACTAGTAGAGCAGTGGGTGGTAGTAATCCGCAGTCGGTAGATAGTATTAAGTTTAATGCTCCGAAAAATTTCTCCGCTCAAAATCGCGCTGTTACTGCAAACGACTATAAAAGCATCCTTTTAAACAATGCGCCTGATTTACAGACTATTAGTGTATGGGGTGGTGAAAAGAATACTCCCCCTGTATACGGTAAGGTGTATATTAGCGCTAAGCCATTTGATGCTAACGTATTATCAGATAGCCGTAAAGCACAGCTGGTAGAATTACTGGATGATAGAAATGCGGTTACTATTGAGCCTGTATTTGTAGATGCTGAGTATTTGTATATTGTTCCTACTATAGAGGTTCGCTATAACCCTGCTATTACTAATAAAGACGGTAATACTCTGCTAACGCAGGTTGATAGTACTATGAGCTCTTTCAATCTAAATGAACTTGGTGTGTATAATAATAATTTTTATTTGTCAGAGTTTATAAAGCAGATTGATAGTATTGACGATAGTGTAGTAAACGTAGATGTTACTATTAAGATGCAGAGACGTTTTATTCCTAATACCACTATCACTCAAGCATACCAGGTTAAATTTAATAATGCGATCTATAATCCGCATGCAGGCCACAAGTATGCAATCAGCAGTAGTGGATTTACATACCAAGGGTTTACTTGCTACTTCGATGATGATGGTGCTGGTAAGTTACGAATATACCGTTTAGCATCAGGTAACCGCGTATATGTAAGTGGTAATGCTGGTACGGTAGATTATGTACAGGGTATTGTAAAAATAAATGCAGTACAGTTTACTGCTTTTGATGGCGATGGTATTAAAGTCAATGCAGTACCTTCTAAGCAATCGGTTAATAGTAAACGTAATCAGATCTGCCAGCTTGCAGATGCTTCAGTAAACATTATTAATAATCAGACCGATCAATCAGAAGTACTATCACGTAATGTAGCATCTACTATCCAAGCTACGGTTTCTAGTGAGACCGGTGTTGTAAACAGCAGATCGATATACTAAATGGCAACCGATAAAAAAATATCGACTCTAGTTCAGTCTCAGGTTCCCGGCTATCTGCTGGAAGAAGGACCTAATCTAGTTGCGTTTTTAAAAGCATACTATGAGTGGATGGAGACTACTGGCCAGGTTACTGATGCATCTAAGAACCTACAAATCAATAAAGATATCGATACTACTAACCTTGATAAGTTCTATGCTTACTTTAAGAAAGAGGTTCTTGCAGATTTTCCAGATGCAATTCTAGCCGATAAGCGACTGGTAGCAAAGAGGATCAAGGATCTATACCGTAGCAAGGGCTCAGCCGCGTCATACAACCTTTTATTCCGAATCCTGTTCGATCAGAACGTATCGATCTATAAGCCGTCAGAGAACATTCTACGCGCTTCTGATGGGCGTTGGACTCAAGATACCTTAGTACGTCTTGGTGCTCCTTTCACGGGTAATCTAGAAGAGGCTCTTGGTGAGATAGTTACCGGTCAGAAATCAGGGGCGACTGGAAAAATTTTGCGGGTGATAACCGTTTTTGAAAGTGGCGTTGAGGTAAAGCAATTACGATTAGTAGAAGTTACGGGAACATTCGAAGACCTTGAGCAAGTATTGACTAGTAGTGGCCTAGGTGGCTTCGTTGTTAACACTATTGGTCCTTTGAAAGATGTGACGTTTGGTACTGCTAGTACGACAGGTGGTGCTGGTCACCAAGTTGGCGATGCCGTTAGATTTACTAGTGCTACCGGTGTTGATGCTGTTGGTGTGATTGATAGTACTGTTGATGAGGTAATTAAGTTTACCTTGGTTAATGGTGGTAGTGGTTATAGTGTAGGAAACACGGTTACCACTGTATCAGGCGGTACACCAAAGGGTGGTCTCACCGGATCCGTTACCGTGACAGCTGTGTCTAATACGGAAACTATTCTTGCTTTCACAGATAGAATACAAGGACTATCTGATACTCCAATCGAATATGGTCCCACCTACAGCTCTAACTCAGGTATAATCAGTTCTAACCTTGCTTCATCTAACTCTTCTACTACGCTTGGATCAGCACTTGGTACTATTGCTGTTGTAACAGGTACTATTAGTGCTGTTGATACTGTGGATGGTAACTATATTGGTGCTAAGTTACCAGTAGTATCTGCAATCGATTCTACAATCACCGAGCTGGACATTCCAGATGGCTCAGGTGGATTCAAAGGACGCAATGCTGTTATATCAGCTGCGTTCGTACCTGGATCGATATCAGATGTTACTGTAACTAATGGTGGACGCCTTTATAATGCAATTGATAGCGTAACCGTAACTAATACTACAAGAAGCGCTACAGATGCTATTGGTGATCCAGTTGTATCAGGTGTTATTAACGAAACTGGAAACTATAAGGGTACTAAAGGATTTCTTAGCTGGGATCAACGGTTACAAGACAACTACTACTATCAAGAATTTAGTTATGTTCTTAGATCAAACAAAGCTCTCAAGACATACAGAGATGTGGTACGGGATGTAATCCACCCAGCTGGTACAAAGCTATTTGGTCAGGTAGATATCGAAAATATAATCCAGATGCCTGCACTGGATGCTGAGTCTGTCGTTACCACTAACTTGATTGGTGGTAAGTTTGGTATTCCAAGTATTGGTCCAAACACTATTGTATCTAACAATGCTATGGTATCGTTGTCATTCAACATACCTTCTATAGCAGCTAATACAGTAGTTAGTAATCCTATAGTATACAGTTCTACTTCTGGCTTCGTAAGAGTATCTAACGTCAATGTGATTTCACACTATTTGACCAAGCCTGTTACTGGATACCTAATCGAGCCAGTATTGCTGGGTACAAGGACAGTTGTACAGGGTGATGGTGCTGATACCTTCTCTACCTTCCTGTCTGGCGGTACTCAGATAGAAATTGAAGATCGTATACCAGGTGCTACTGGCAACACGACATATATAGTAAATACTGTTTACAGTAACACGACATTCACAATCAATAGTAACTTTGCCGGCGACTCAATGGCGAACGGCGTATTCAGATACACCTAGAACGGTGATGTGCTAAATGGCAAAATTAATTAGTAAAAAATTAAACGCACACGTTGCTCAGCAGTTTAGGGAGGCTTTTGACGAGTCTGATCCTAGTCAGATCTATTTGTTTTATTCTAAGATCGATCCATGGGGCAATGAAAATAGTCCTCCTTCTCTCGATGACACGCTTGTGTCGGATAGAGATATATGGAGAGGAATGATTGCGTTAAAGAAAGTATCTAATAATAATGTTACCATGGCTGTTCCAAAGTATGTCTGGACATCTGGTACCGTGTATAGTGAATTTAACGATAGCGATGCTGACCTACCAGACAAGAACTTCTTCGTATTTACTAGTAACAACGAAGTGTACAAGTGCTTATTCAATGCAAGCAATACAGCCAGTACAGTAGTTCCTACAGGTCGATCAACTTCTGTTATAACAACAAGCGATGGTTATAAATGGAAGTTCCTGTATGACATCTCAGCAGCGGACTTTAATAGGTTTGGTGGTGTCAATCACATTCCAGTTAAAACGTTGTTGGCGAACGATGCTAGTGCGCAATGGGCTGTACAACAAGCTGCAGCGAATGGGGCTATTGAAATTTATGATGTCACCAACGGTGGTTCAGGTTACTTAGAGAATAAAGGTACCGTATCATCAGTTACTAGCACAACACAATTGTCTATTGCTAACACTGCTAGCGGTACTGATAACGTATATAACGGCTCTACTATCTTTATTTCAAGTGGTCTTGGTGCTGGACAGGTAAGAATTGTTACCGGGTACAATGCAACTACGAGGCTGCTAACGGTTAATACAGGGTTCACGGTATCACCAAATACGTCTAGTACATATCATATTGGTCCTCGTATAAATATTGTTGGTGATGGTAACAGAGCTGAGGCATATGCTAACGTACAGTCTGGTGCTGTATCTAAGATTACTGCTGTCAATAGTGGTTCAAGTTACTCCGAAGCAAGAGTAAACATTACCGCTAACCCAACCTATGGTTCTGGAGCAACAGCGGTTGCTTACATTGCAGGTCCTGGAGGACACGGTGCAGACCCAGTTAATGAGTTGTTTGCACGTAATGTAACATTGAACGTAGAGGTAGAGGGTGATGAGGGTGGCTTCTTTGCTGCTAACAACCAGTTTAGAATATATGGATTAATTAGAGATCCACAAATTAGAGCAACCGGTGGTGTTGCTAGTAATC